CAACCAACTCTTCATCGTCCTTCTCCTTAACCTCTTTCTCGACCTTGCCCTTCTTCTGCATGGCCTTAACCCGGTCTTTCTGATCCTCGGCCTTGCTCTCGCGCTTGCCCATGTAGAAGGCAGCGCCCAGTGCGGCGACGATCATGCCACCTATCTGGAATATCAGGTCCCACATCATTGCTTCTCCTTGGCCAGTAGCGACCCGGCGAAGGCGATAACGGCAAGTCCCAGCCCGCTGTAGAGTTCCCAATCCGTGTCGGTCATAGCCCCCCGTGCCGCGAGCACAGCACCGAAGGTGTTAATGAGATGACGGAACTGACCCATGACCTTGGGCTTGTTGAGCGTCATGATGGTTTGCTTAAGACTCATGCCTTACCTCCAAACCCTTGGGCGACCTTGGGGAACGAGCCAATGTTCTGTCCACGGTACATACGCACGGAGCGGTCCAGCACGCCGTTATCGTAGTCCTGCTGGCCGGGTTCATCACCAACGACACGGCGGGACCACCCCTTACCGAAGGTTTTCCAGTGGCGCAGCCTCTTGAGGAACGCCATGCGGCGCTCAACCAACTTGTGCAGAAGCTGCACGGTGTCGGTATCGTTCACGGCGGCGAGTGTCATGTTCCCCATGACCCCATCGACAGCGACGTTCTGGTCGAGGTCATTGAGCGTACGCTGCAAGTCCTTGATGGCCCGTGACGCACCGGAGTTCACCGAGTAGTCGGCCATGGCGTAGTCCAGCCCGTGCGGGAGCTTGTTGAACCATACCGGGTCGAAGTATTGGCCCACAAAAATCGCGTCTGCTTCCTCTTTGGAAATAAAGCGTACGTTCTTGTTCGGCTTTCCGTGGTTCTTGAGCCAAGCTGTGTAAACGCGCTGCGTGACGCCCTTGTTGGTAGGTCCGCCGGGGTCGTCTGGATGATCTACGTAGCCGCCTTCCGACAGGGCAAGCCACTTGAGTGCCTTGTGTGTATTTACCTTCATGGTGCCCTCCTAGGCTATGGTGACACCTACGCTCCCGGTTGCAGACGTAATCTCCGTACTGGCAAGATGCGGGGCGTCGGTTTTGGCGACTTTAACAAACCCGTCCCATTCAAACAGCGTGCCGGTTTCCAAATACCGCTGCTCGTATTGCTGAGGCGGGTTGCCAAAATACGGTATGCCTACGCGACGGCCCATTAGCGTTTACCGTCCGTACGAAGGTCGATACGCGGTACGCCCAACCGCCAAGAAACATTTTCTTGGTTGGACTCAACCCGCAACGCCATGGACCGCCCACGAAGGCGGATATGTTTCTGGTTTGTGAACTGCTCAATTGGCACCGTGGCTGTCTGCACCACGTCCCCGCCATCGCTTTCGTGATAGGGCGCTCCGGGAAACCGGCGAGCCTTGATGGTCATGGTTGCCGTAGGATCACCCACCGAGTTGCGGAAAGTCAGGTCAGGTATGATGCGGTTCGCCAAGAAGAACCTGTCGCCCTCGGCAATATCCACACTGGCAGATTCAATGAAAGAGTGCAGTGCTTCCGGTGGGTTGACTCTGCGGACGGGTAGAACCACCACACTTCAGAGAATTGCAGGTTATGCCCAGCAACCACTTTCTGTCGTTGGTTCAGGTTAAAGTTTGAGAATACGTAATCTTTAACCGTGCAAGGTAGCTCCCGCACCGTACCGTCGTAGATCATGAACTTACCGTTGGACATCCAGTACAGCTGGTCATCCACAGGAGTCACGGCGATGCGCGAGATGATATTCGATGTCGTAGAGATTTCCTGAATACCGAAGGTATACGGCGGGCCAAGAAACTGCATTGAGTGCATCGACGTGTCCGTGAAGATCACGATCTCTCGCTTTGTCTGCACCGCGCGCACAATTTCGGCTCCGCGCGAGAGGCGGATGCTGCCAGCCGTATTCTCCGGGCGGGACTCCCACTCCGCTGCGTTCTCTTGGTCAGACCAACGAATAAGGAGCGGGTCCTGCGTACCAGAGTCAAACTCGCCATCTGCACCGAAGGCGATCACGTGGCGGTCTTGGTCCGATACCATGACCTGCGTTGCCAGCGTAGGTGCACGGTTAGCGCCGCTCAGGTCGCTCAGAGCTACAGCCCGAGCCGTCCCCAAAGCGTTGGTGGAGTCGTAGTAGTAGACACCACCGTTGGTGGGGTTAGCGATAAGGTCTTCACCGAAGTTGTCCTGAGACCACACACGCAGGGTAGCTGTCCCGGCAGGGTCGTCAGCGCCTTCCCCCCACGCACCGTCTCCCCACGCACCTGCGCCCCAACCGGTGCCGGTGATGCCCGTGTCGAGGCCGGTGTTAATCTGATATTCGCCAACTACCGAGGCCCCGCCATTGCCTGTGTCAGAGGCATTAGCAGTCACGCTGAGTTCGATAGTGTAGGTGTTGGCGTCTACGATAGTGACAATCTGGTGCTCTTGGTTCAGCACGTCAGCGGTGACGTTGCCCCCGAGGCTCGTTGCCCCACTGAACGTCACGAAATCATTGGCCATGGCACCATGAGAAACGCCCGTAACTGTCAGGGTAGTGTCACCATCAGTGGCCGAGAAAGTAACGTCCCCCGCTGCGGTAGTCTCCCTGATCGGCGTAATGTCGTAATATGCGCCACCATACAGGATGTAGAGCTTCAGATGCGTACCCACACCCAACACCACGTCACCCGTAAGGAGCACCCATGTGTAGACAGACCGGCACGTGCCGAGGAAGGTGGACGATTGATACTTCGACCAACCACCTATCGACTCCGGAAACCCCTGCCTGAAACGTACCTTGTCACAATTGTACCACCCGTTCTCGTTACCAAAACGAGTAAGCTCGCGGTCGATCCCCGGCTTAAATCTGAGCGGTACAAGCTGTGGCAATACATTCTCCTACCACCAAGGGGCGTGCTTACCCTCGTCGTGTTCAATATACCGCTTTAAGTGGCCGGGGTCGATCCATTCGAGAAACAGACCCACCTTATGCCAACCCCAGTGACGGGCGTTTTTCGCCGCCACAGAGGAAAGTGTTTCATCCGGGTCACCGCCACGATAAGCATTGGCAAGCTGGTCTATCGACACAAGAACCATCAACCAACGGCGCATATAAGTTCTAGGACCATACGTAATTAAGCCCCACGCCTCAAAAGCGAAGAATATGACAAGAACCCACGTCACGCCGTTATTGTAACTGCCTGCCGGAACAGGTCATCCACCTGTTCGTCCGTCAAACCAAGGGACTGCGCCAAAGCGGTAATCGTGGGGCTATTCCTACGAAACTCCACGGCCTCGGCCCACGCAAGTTGGGTAGTCGCATCCGCCGCCGAGATAGCGGCTTCAACATCCGGTAACATACCCGCCTGCAACATCGCAGCCTTCGCTTGGAACCGCGATACGACCATCGAGGCCCGCTCTTTATCCAACTCCACCGCCGGGTCAGGTGGAGTATACGCAGCAGGCCCGCTTGACAACGCTGCGTCATATATATCCTTGCCGTGCTTCTCCGGGTCATCCGGGTCAGCGGTAAACGGTATCCACCCGTATTGAGGATGATTTATCTCACAGTCGATCCGGTTGTGACCTTGGTCTGCGTAGCGGGCATTTCTGACTTCCATTACGAAATCCTCACACAAACAGTTGCGTTTCTACCGTAAGTGTCCTCGGTGCAGTAGCCCATCGACCTCCACGTTCCTACCGGCTTTAGTTGCGCCGTGTCGATATACCCGTCGCCGTTAGTAAATTCGAGGTTCGACCCGGAGATAGTAGACCCCGGAGTGGTATTGGTTGGACAATGCATCATGGCGTAGGTTCCAACCGCATTTACAGAAGTCGAAGGACCGGGCGGGGGGTTCCTCGGAGAGTAAACCCTACTACCGCCTTCCTGCACCTGAGAGGTGGCGTTCATGGTACCAGTGACGCTTACGCCGACGCTGGTGGTAGTTAGTTTTTCCGCACCATTGTAATTCAGTTCAACTTGGGCATTTTCGTACATACGAATTGCCCAATCGCTATTCGCGTCGTCGTAGATGCCTGCATTGGTCGCATCCGTCATGAATGACCAGCGACCACCATCGGTGGCGTTGTATATCTGCAAGCCGCCCCAAGACCCGGTCAGGCTGCGAATTTGCAGAAGATCGGCCCGGTCGGCGCTTTCACGCAGTTCCACACCGGCGCCGATATTTAGTTCAGTAATACTGATGGTGCTGTCAAGGTTGAGAGTAACCGTACCGGAAGTACCTCCACCGTTCAGGTTAGTGCCCGCAGTAACGCCAAGGATGTCACCCGTATTCCCGGTAGCAACGGCGGTGACATGACCATTTGCATCGACAGTAATGGTGTCGATCTTGGTGCCGTCCACAGTGGAGCCGTAGGTACCTGACAGAGTGGACGTGTCACCATGAGCAACGGTTGGATTGCCCGAGACACCATCCCCATTGGTAACCGTAATGTCAGTGCCAGCAGTGATTGTGCGCGATGCGGCAGTGCCAGCACCGGTACGGGCAAGCATTCCGTTGGTACCAATACCCGCGAGGCCATCAAGCTCTGCATCCCACGCTTGAACATCCGTACCAATAACAAGGCCCAGATTCGTGCGTGCGTCTGCCGCCGTGGACGCGCCAGTGCCGCCATCGGCCACGGCAAGGTCAGTAATCCCTGTTATGGTGCCGCCAGTGATAGTTACGTTAGAGGAGGTTGCGTCAAGGTCGGAGAAAACATTGGTGACAGTCGCACCCGCGCCGCCGCCATCAAACTTGAGAACCGCTGTCTGCCCACTCGCAAGCTCATAGTCATTGGACGTGCTATACGTACCTTGGAACAGGATAATCGACCGGCTAGCCGACAAGCTGTTCCGGACGTACATAATCTTTTCGGCGTCGTTGGGCGTAAGCTGTACGTACGCGGTCGCACCAAGGTCGCCGCCGTCGTTGAACTCCACGAACTTATGGCGTCCGTCGGAAGAAGCGCCGTCGCTGATAGCCAGCGTGTTGGGGGACCCGGAAGAACCGGCTGCGGGGAGGGTGATGGTCACCTGCCCCTCAAGAGCCTCATCCAGAAGCTCCCAGTTCGTATTCGTGGTTTGGCCCCACGTACCTGTCTGCTCACCGTCACCGATAAGCTCAAAGCCGTTGTTGAGAGAGTACGTAGACGCCATCTACTTCTCCTAAGCTACGTCATCCCAATTAGCATCAGAGTTTGGAAGGATGGGTGTCCACCCTGAACTCTGATTAGGAGTCACTGCACTATACCCTGCATCTTGTGTTGGGGCAATGACGGACCACCCCGGTGTCTGTGCAGGAGTTATGGTTGACCACCCAGAGTCGTTATCCGGAAGTATCGGCCCCCATACTGTAACAGGCGATATGCCAGTGGTGAGTTCCTCACCATCAACGAACACAACGAGTGACGAAGAGAACGCCGGTGTGGTAACCCCCGACGCAGACTCAACGTCATCGCCAGCAAATATGACAATACCAGTTGTATTGGGCGCACTTACTTCGGAAGAGGACTCCGTGTCGTCGGCAGAAAGCCCATACACGACACCCGCCGAAGCTTCGGTGGTCTCGGACGCCGCCTCGTTATCATTAGCCGCAAGATCGTGGACCTGAGCGAAGGTCGCATCAAAGGTCTCGGACGCAGACTCAACGTCGTTGGCCGACAGACTGTATAGTTCACTGAGTGCTGCTGTAGTGGTCTCAGACGCACTCTCGGTATCATCGGCCAATAGGTCAGCGATATACACCAGCGTAGGTGTAGTAATTTCCGATGTGGACTCTGCATCATCAGCCGCAAGCGCGTGTTCCTGCCCAACGGCAGGGGTTGTAACCTCCGATGCAGCTTCAACATCATTCGCGTTAAGGAACTCGCCGGTAGAAAGATCAGGAGTAGTTACCTCGGGTGCACTCTCGGTGTCGTCGGCAGCAAGGGCATGTTCCTGCCCAACGGCAACGGTTTGCGTCTCCGACGCACTCTCTACGTCGTTGGCAAGAAGGGCATGTTCTTGGTCGAGGTCTGCTGTGGTTGTCTCAGACGCACTCTCAGTGTCGTCCGTCAGCAAGTCATGGATATGGGCAGCTGTAGTTGCCGTGGTCTCGGATGCACTCTCTGCATCGTCTGCCGTCAGGGCATGTCCTTGCGCAACAGAAGCCGCAGTAGTCTCAGACGCACTTTCTACGTTGTTGGCAGCAAGAGCGTGTTCCTGACCAACGGCAACGGTTTGCGTTTCCGACGTACTCTCTACATCGTTGGCTAGTAGAGCTACCGTACCGCCAAGAGAAGACTGCGAAGTCTCGGATGCGCTCTCTGCATTGTTGGCGGTAAGAGCGTTCTCTTCGTCAAGGTCTACCGAGGTAGTCTCAGACGCACTCTCAGTGTCGTCCGCCGTAAGGGCGTGCTCCTGACCAATCGCAGCTGTTTGCGTCTCTGACGCGCTCTCTGCATCATCAGCGGACAGGTTATGAGCCTGCGTAATGGAGGGCGAAATTACCTCGGACGCAGATTCAGCATTGTCGGCAGCAAGAACGGCGTCTGCGCCAGCCAGAACCACCGTCATGGCCGCTGCCGTAACGATCACACGCCCGGCAACATCAGCTGTACTCTGCGTAACCTCCGACGTAGATTCTACGTCGTTGGCCGCGAGTATGTTGACCTGACTTACGTTAGGTGTGGATACCTCGGAATTGGACTCAAGATCGTCTGCCAGCAGCCCGTGTTCTTGGTCGAGGTTGGGTATCGTAACTTCCGACGCACTCTCTACGTCGTTGGCAAGAAGGGCATGTTCTTGGTCGAGATTCGGTGTCGTGACCTCAGACGCGCTTTCGGCGTCGTCCGCCAGAAGCCCGTGCTCTTGGTCGAGGTTGGGTGTCGTGACTTCCGACGTAGACTGCGAGTCGTCAGCCAGAAGATCATGGATATGCTCGGCAGTAGCTGCCGTGGTCTCAGAAGTGCTTTCTACATCGTTAGCGGCAAGTGCGTGTACCTGCGCAAAGGCAGGCGTCGTGACCCCAGATGTGGACTGCACATCATCAGCCAGAAGCGCGTTTTCTTGGTCAAGGTCCGGTACCGTAACCTCGGACGTGGACTGCACGTCATTGGCAGCAAGCTGAGTGCCACTAACAAGGCTCGGGATACTTACTTCAGATGCGCTCTCTGTGTCGTCCGCTGCAAGAGCATGTACCTGCGCAATAGTAGGTGTCGTGACCTCCGACGTAGATTGTGCGTCGTTGGCCAGAAGCGCGTGTTCTTGAGCTAGGTTTGGTACCGTGACCTCAGACGCGGACTCTGCGTCGTTAGCCAGAAGCGCGTGTTCTTGAGCTAGGTTAGGTGTAGTAACCTCAGATGTGGACTGCGTATCATCCGCAGTCAGCGTGTCCCCTACGATAACGGGCACGACAAATTCAGCGACCGTGACGATTACACGGTCTGCCTCAAGCAGCGTCGTCGTACCGGTCGTAGAGTTGGTCTCTACGCTATTGGCTGTAAGGTCATGGATGTGAGCCGCAGTCGGCGTAGATGTCTCAGACGCACTCTCAACATCATTAGCGGATAGGGTTTCGATACCCCGGTTCCACAGACCGGACCCCCAGCTGCTTCTGCCCCAGCCTGAAAGTGTAGCCATTCAGACCTCCTACGGGGCGTTAGCCTCAAATTCCAAGAAGAGGTTCGTGTAATCCGAAATGCTGCTTACCTCACCTGCTGAGAGGGTTTGTTCCGCTGTAGTAAGTGTGGTCGAGACGTTCGTATGTGTCCACGAAGCTATAGTGGCTACGCCTTCCATGAGACGCACCGTGATATCTATTTGCTGAGACCCACTGATCTGCTTGCCATAGCGATACCGCACGGTGTGCGTTTTAGCAGTGTCCACACCACTGCTGGGGTTGCTAAGGCTTACCTTGTACGTGCTGTTCTGGGGGTTCAGTTCGCTGCGCACATAGTCGCTATCGTTAGCCGGGAAGCTCTCGTCAATCGACTGGTAGATGTTGGTCGTGCCGCCCGCTTGGTCCGTCCAGCTACCGATGCTGTTGTCTGCATCCGGCAGAAGGTACTCCGCTTCCTCTTGGAGCGCAGGTGTAGGTACTTCGGACGCGGACTCGACGTCGTTGGCCAGAAGTTCGTTCTGTGTATCTTCCACAAGCGCGGGGGTAGTCACTTCGCTCGTGGACTCAGCAGTGTTGTTGTTTAGTGCGTGTTCCTGCCCAATAGCAGGAATGGTGGTCTCAGACGTGGCTTGCACGTCGTTCGCAGCCAGAACCTCAGTCTGCTCCAGCGTATTCGTAGTGGTCTCGGATGCGCTCTCGGTATCATCAGCCGATAGGTTCCGAATCACATCAAGCGTATTGCTAGTCGTCTCGGATGGCCGTGGAGACAAGTTGGAAGTCCGCAACGTCACTGTCGTAGATCGTCCACGCGCCAAAGTTCGTGCCACCAGCCGGGTCTACCCGGTAGTAGAGGCCGAAGATCGGAGTTTCAGCTTCCGAGGAACCTGCCGTTTCTTGGATCAGGTAGCGGAGCCGGTAGTTGGTAAGGGTTTCGAGGGTGGTAGGGTTCGTATTCACACCAAAGCCGTTGGTACCTTCGCCACCGGCATCCGTGTACCACTGGAAACTCTGCTGGTTCCATACGGCTGTAACGTGGGTCATGGCTTACCTCCGATGGGGAAGTCAGGGTCATTATTTGCCCTAACCATAAGCTCGGTCCACGTGGACCTCTTTACCGTGCGGCCTTCCTTGTACGCATACACAAGGTTCCTACGCAGCCGGTCAAACACCCCCATCAGGTCCATGCCCCACCACTGGTCAGCCTCTACGTCCCAGCAGTAGTGGTCCCACCCGTGCATTATATACCGTTTCCCGGTCTCATCATAGCCTATGGCGCAGATGAAGCCGGTGGACGGAGCTTCATGAGGCTCCCCCATAGACGAGTCAAACGTACTACCGTCGTCGTAGTAGATACGCCAATCCATAGCACCCTCCGAAGCAAAACGGGGGCAGGAAAAACCCACCCCCGCCACAGCTTTGCAACCAGCGTATCGTCAGATCAAGCGGCGTCGCGGATAGTGATCGACACGGCGTCGAGGGTGAAGGTGTTGCCAGAGGTCACCGATTGCGACGTGGTGAGCGTACCCGTCGCGTAGAGCACCGAGGTGCCATCAGTAAGCGCCCAAGCGACCGCCGTACCCGAGTCGGTGACCGAGCCGTTGGTGATAGCACCGACGACAACCCGGCGACCATCCGTTGCGCCGTCCTGCGCCGCGCCAGTGGTGACAGTTGCGTTCCCGAGGCTGTTTGCGCCCCCGGTGGTGGCGAGACCATACGTGGTAGCCTCGCCAGTCGAAGTGATGTCCATACGGTCGCCGTTGGTCGTCAGGGTTCCGAGACCGTTATCGAACACCGTGTCAGCAATAAAGGGCATGTTCCCCTCCTATGTGATCCTGATGATTGCGCTGGTTGCGTCAGCCGTTGGGAAGTTGATCGTGAACGTCCCCGCACTGACGGTTTTGTCGGTCCCGAAATCCAAGACCATTACCGCGTCCGTGGTGCCACTACCCCCACCAGTGGTGGTATTGTAGATGAGCGCCCCGCGCGCAGTGAATGATGCGCCACTCCATGTGACGTCACCGAAGTCAGGAAACGCCGTCTCGCCAGAAGACGTAGGTTCGACGGTTGTGAGAGTCTCGCCACCAGCAGTATAACCAGTGCCGGTTATCTCCCCGGTCGTGGTGTAGTCCGTGGTAGCTGAGTTCAGAGAAGCCGTGTCTTCGTACAGGGCAATCTTGAACGTATGCCCACCAGCCGCAGAAAAGTCGTGCTGCGCCTTCAGGAGCTGCACCTTAAACGACGTACAAAGAGCCTGCGTAATGCTCATTCTTTCTCCACAGCTTTCGCCGGTTTCCGCGCATTATACACGGATGTGTCGGATTGTTTAGTAGGTTCTTGCTCCGTACGTACTGTAACGGTGCCCGTAGCTGTCTTCATCACACACCCCCTCCTGCACGCCCGTCGTTGTAGTCATCACGAGCGTTGCGTAACAGGGCAGTCTCGGCGTTGTCGCCCAGCCAAGACGTACTCGCGTCCACGATGCTGGGCGGGTCGTAGTAGTAATAAAGCTCTACCGTGTAGTTCTGATCCGGCGTCGGCCCCAACAGGAAGAACCCGTCGTCAGTAGACGTGTCCGACCCTTTGAACTGCGCATAGTAGCGGGGGATGGCAGTGGTTGTGGGGTCTGGATAGGCTTCCCGGATGAAGTTCACGTCCTTATCCCGCAGGTAAGTATACTCCCCGGACCCATTGACGATGGCGATGGAGAATACGGACAGCAGGTCGCTCGGGCGTGACAGGTAGCGGTCGTTGGCAGCAGCAGTACCGGTCACCGTCTTACGCAGTTCCGGCAGCATCACGCTCCGCATGATGCGCTCCTCGGCCTGACGGACAAACGTGGGAATCTCAGCGACGAAAGTAGCCTCGTCGTTTTCCGTGTAGTCCTGTATGGCCTGCGTAAGCTCGGTGTAGTTCATGGGCTACCTCAGCAGGAACGAGTGAACTTCTTGCCGCGCGTTGCAGCACCGGCTCCGCGCACGACACCGCCGCTGGCGTATTTCTTCACGTGTGCCTGATCGCCTTTTTCCGCCGTGGGGGATTTGTCCACGGGGCGGGGCTTCGGGCGCTTGGACCTCTTGTCCTTCTTCACGTGCTTCTGGTCACCCTTCTCAGCTTTGGGTGACTTGTCCACGGGACGGGGCTTCGGACGCTTCATCTATACCTCCTAGGTGATGGTGACGTAGACTTGGCCCACGTCCGTTTTCAGGTAGTCCTCGGGGTTACCAACAGGGTCCCAGCCAAACAAACCTTCCATGGTCATGTCAGGGCGGGGGTCTTTCAGGGGTTTGGGGTCCGACACCCTGACACGGTGAAGGAAGTTTTGTGGGTGGTCGGGGTCCACCACGTCGTAGCCAACCCGGAGACCCGTGGGCAGGCCGTTACGGTACTCAGGGACCAAGTCCTTGAGTGGGTACCGGAACCCCGTACGGTCACAGAACCCGTACGCATATTTTCCCTTCGCATAGCTCATCTATACGCCGCCGTGTAAGGCTGCATGAACCA